TGGTCGGTCCTGCGGCGTTTGGGCCTATACAGACTCCCCCCCTAGGGTTAGGGGGTGGGGGGGGGTGCCAATGTGGCAGGGGGTCGCTGGCCTAGGGCGCAGGGGGTAGGCGCAGGCGGTTTTCCGCTTCCCGCTGAAGCTGTTCCCTGCTGTATGCCTGGCATTCTGCCGTTGATTTCTTTCGGTGGCACTCTCGGCAAATTGCTTGCAGATTCTTTCGGTCGATCTTATCCCCATGGTTGCGAATGGGTGTGATGTGGTCCACCTCTAAAGCGATGGCCAATTTTCCATTTCGTTCACACGGCTGGCAAAGTGGATGCTCCGTTAGCACCTGTTTGCGAATTTTCCACCAATTTGGTGGATAGCGTCCAGACTCACGTTTATCTTTCTTAAATTTAAAGCCTCCATCTGCAAAAATGCGTTTTGGTTCGTGAAATTTCATGGGTTGCCTATCAAAAAAATAGGTGGCGTTTTTTGGAATGCCACCTTAATAGCCATGCCTGTCCTCGCCACGCCTCGCCGAGCCGCACCAATCCGTGCCATGCCCGACCCCGCCGCACCCGGACTCGCCCAGCCTTGCTCTAATAATTAAATCATCTCACAAAAATAAAACTATTCAACGAATAAACTTATCTTTAAAATCAACCGATTCAAACAAATCGGGGCAATTGTTAGCCATCTGGAACAGATCGCAGGGCCAAAGGAAATGCCGAAGGATGGCGTTTGCTTCCACCTTTGCCTGCTGCTTAGTGATTCTTCCGTTAGCTAGATCCACCAGTAATTGGCGGGCAGCTAAAACGCTACGGCTTCGTTGGGCTGGTGTGGTCATTTCTTTTTCTTCTTCTCTTTAGTTTCAGATTCAATTTCTTCAACCCGATCCATAGGAACCAGCTTTACCAGCCACTGCTTCCCGTTCTTATCTTGAGCTTTAAGCTCTTCCCCATCCCAATACACCATGCCATTGTTTGCCGGCAGCACTTTCCTGGCTTCATACGGCGTGCCACGCCTTCCTTTGATAACTCTGATCTGAAACCATTCCGGGCTGGGTGGTAGGTCAAATATTTTCATTACTCTTCCTCAATCTTAATTTTGTGCAATGCCTCAACCAATTTCTTTTTAATCCTGTAAACAGGTGTTCGAAAACCTTTCACATCGCAATAAACCAGTTTCTTAGCAACGATATCCAGGTAAACAAAATCACAAATGTAGGTGCAAATCAGTTTATTATTCACCACGCACTTAAAAGGCACTTGAAGTTTCAGGTCTTTAATTGCCCCGTTGTTTTCCAAGGCTTTTAAAACGCAGTAATGGGCGGCCTCCTTCTTGGAAGCAAAACGGATTCCATCAATTACCGTTGGCTTTGCCTTATACTTCGATTTCCTGCCCCAGCCTCTACTGGTCATCCGACAGCCCGTCAGCTATGCCAAGGTAAGCGCAAGCATCCACCAGGGAATCTCGGTGGTAGCCATTGGTTAAACGGGCCAGCTTTAGCAGGGCCATCATTACGGCCACGTCATACACCTCGACATTGAAGCCGAGGTAATCCGTCCAAGCCCTGGCGATTTTGGCAAAGTTGTTTTCTGGGGTGTCGTAGGATTTCCCACGGGATTTAATGGTTTCTCTGACTTCGTGGAAGAAGTCGGCCAAGTTTTCATCCATGTTTACTATACCTCCCAGCGTCTAATGGAATATCTCTTTCCGTGATTGCTGCAAGCCCTTCGAAGTTGGCTCTGTCACCTGGGATAAAAAGTGGTAACCCGGCATCTGCCCGCAGGCAATAAAGCTCAATTCGCTCAGTAGTGCCTGGGGGAATGCGTGTTGGTTCGGATATGTCCGTTTCCAGCACTCTGAATAGTGGCGGTTGCGGTCGGGAAACCCAGCCAATTTCTTTAAGGAAATCGCTGTTTTTTTCCGTTTCCGTTTTTATCTTTTTCTGATTTGGCATCCTGCCATCCTTTCAATTGAAGAATCCTAAACTACCAGAGTATTGAAATAAACAAAAACCCTGCCCGACCCTGCCTAGCCATTCCACACCTGGCCGGACCGGACCTCGCCATGCCGTGCCTTTCCGAACCTGACCTTACCTTACCAAGCCTGGCCTATCCAGACACCGCCATGCCGTGCCTTTTTAAGCACCTCTCTGCCTCGCCATGCCCAATAATCCAACTACGCCACTTGGGCCGAGAACCTCCCGTGCTGTGGCCTCCAATCGCAAAGGCCAACTTGAACCCCTGCCGTGGCAATCCAGTCCGAAAAAGAAGCCATGGAAACTAAGTCTTCATTGAGAAAAACTTTAAAGCTGATTTTCCACGTCCTGAATATTGGGCGGGTTCGCATAATTGCACTCTGGCCAATCTTGGCCCTAGCGGTAAGTGCGTAAGTGTCACGCTGTTCCCAAAGTTGTTCGGGCGAAAGATTTGCTCCGTAATCAAGACGTGGTTCGCTATCAAGAACAAATACGCCTGCTTTGGCGGCTGGGCCTTCCTTGTGTTTTTTCGCCCCGGCGATAATGACGGCTTGTAGACAACTTGCCGGAATAACAACTTCTTTTTCCTGGTTAAGGTACAACCCGGCGAAGAATTCGAGTTTTGCAAGCTCGGTATAATCCGCTTCTGTTTTTTTCCTTTTCGAGGATATTTGTTTCATCGCCTGCGAGAATTTGTTCGCTGGATCGCTTGTTTGGCCGTTGTGTAAAATGATCGGGGCTAACCCTTCCAGCATCACTTTTAATTCCATGTTCAAAATCCTTTCGTAATAACTTGCCAGCCAAGTTCCTTTCCGCATATCTGCTACCTCGCAGGCGGGAAGTTATTGCATCGTGGCATGAAATGCAAAGCATCGTAACGTCGCTTAAAATTTCGTTTCCAAACCTGGAATAACTGATGTGGTGGCATTCAAGGTCTTCGGGATTGCCGCATGTTTTGCATCGCTCATCACGGGCAATGGCCTGCCTGCGGATTTCCTCCCAATGTGTTTGATTTGGGTGGTCCTTTGATGGCCTTGCTTGGCCTTGGAAAACATATTCCATGGGAATCCTTTCAAAATAAAATCCTCGCCCTGCCCTGCCGAGCCAAGCCTCGCCTTGCCTAGCCTAGACTTGCCATGCCACACCCTGTTGTGCGCTTGAAAATTATCCATGCCGCACCAATCCGAGCCATGCCGAGCCCCGACATACCCCACCCCAACTTGCCGTGCCGATCCTGTCCAATCCACGCCCTGATAAACAAATCATAAAACTAATTTAATCTAAAAAATACTTTGAACTAGGCTGGCAGCTGCCCTGTTCTCTGGCGGTATTCCTCGGTCCTCAAATCGTTGTAAAGCTCTTCCCAATCTGCTAGCGCATCTTGCGCCTCGGCATATTTCTGAAGCAAATCCTTAATTTTTTTGAGGTGCTGGGCGCACTGCAAACAGCCCCTTGAAAGGTCACCCGATTGCCCCTTTCTGTTCCAGCATGGGATGCACCGCCCGTAACGCAAAAACCCAGCCCCACTACCACAGTCCTTGCAAATTTTTCTTCTTGGCATCCTGCACCCTTTCTAAGGCCTCTAGATTCGCTTTATTTGCGATATCTTTACGCTTGATGATCAAACACTCAACAAAACACAAAACAGCGATATAAACGATTTTAAAAGCTTTTCATTCTTATATATCCTAAGTTATTTAAACCTCCTATCTTCCAGATGTGGCTTGTGCAAGTTCGCAGGGGTGATGCGGGCGAGGATGTTGGCCAAGCTCTGGTCAAGCTTGCTCACGCCCTTGCCGTCCAAATTTCTGGCCCGTTCCAAGTTCAAATTTTTGGCGTTGGCCTGCTCGTCACGATCCCGGAGTTGGGAACGCCAGAGCGGGTTTTTACGCTCGTACTCGCCCAGGGTCATCATGGGCTGGTCTTTGGCGTTCCTGGTGTTGCGCCAGCGGTCACCATCAGGGCATTGGCAAACCACCGCTTGCGTTTGCCTTCCAACCCACTCCCCGCAATCCACCTGGCGAAGAAGTGGAACCGAAACAACGCCTCTGGCATCCCGGCAAATCGGGCAGCGTGGCCCTTGGGTGTGAATCGTGGTGGCGTAGGTTCGCTTACGATCCGTGACTACGGCCAAAATCGTGTTCAGCCGCTGCAAATGCTGCTCACGGGTAAAAGTGGTTTGCGTGGATTTGAGCAGTTGTTTCGAGGCTTCTTCCAAATCTTGCAGTTCCACGCCTGCGTTGTTTTGGATGCTCGCCCATTCGAGGATCATCGAGTGATCCGCTTCCCGTTCGTATCCGAATCTCCGACAATGACGAGTGGAAAAATCGATTATGGTCATTGCATCAGCCCCATTTCTCGTGCGACTTTTTCCACGGATTCGTTGATGGATAATTTTCGGTGTCCATTCACCGGCTGCCTGTGAAAGTTTGAATCGTTCGCCCGTGTGATCCACCGGGAAAGAAACGCTCCCATGCCTCGGAAGGTTTTTCGTTTGGTCGGGTTGTTGATCGCCCAAGCGAACGCCTCCCGGCAGGCCTTCAGCACATCGAGCCCAGGGAAGAGTGGCTGGTGTTGGTCGATCCAGCTTTGGGTCAGCGGCCAGGTGGTCGGTTTTCCGTTGCAGGGAAAATCGAGAATGGATTTTTCGAAGGCATCGGTCGGCTCGGAGGTTTCCGAAGGAACCTCGGAGCTAATATTCTTTTCTTTCTCTTCTTCTTTCTCTTTCTCTTTCTCTCTCTCTAGGCTAGCACTTTGATAGCAGCCTGCTAGCGGTTCGATATCATCTTGCACCAGCCAATTTTTAAGGTTCATAAGTGCTTGCTGTAACTTGTTTTGCGTCATTCGCAAGCGGAAGGCTAAAGTTTTTATTGGAGGAAGCCAGCCAAATTCATCTTCGCTAGCAACTAGCCAGCACATTGCTAGCACCTTGCTAGCATCACCGTCTAATTCGTGCCAATCTGGGTCGTCTAGGAGTTCTCGGTAAAGCTTTATCCATGTCGGTTTTCGATCCCTATAGTGCTGGAATTTCTCCCAGTTTTTAACCCTATACCTGACCTCATTTTGCTGCATGTGTAACGCCCTCCCTGGCTGCCCATTTCTGCCGTAAAACTTCCGCACTATTAGCAATTTCCAAAGCCTCTTCTTCGATGGATTTTCGGATATCGTTGGGGGTATTTTTCTTAAGGTTAACTAGATCTCTGGTGTTCAGTTCATCATCAAAATCCAAATCCCGATGATCTAAAACCCATTCCCTGCCCTCAGCAGTCAGGCCAATGGCCCGGTTATGGATCGAACCAAAAACATTGGCCCAAAGCTGTTCTTTAACCAGCCCGTTTGCATCTCGATGCCAATACCGGCCTGCTTCCATGTAGTAACAATCAGAACATTTAGGATCGAAAATACCCTTAAAGAATCCGTACAATCCATAACTTTCGTAAAAGACGAGCATTGGTTACCTCTGTTTGTGGTGGTTTAAAACGGTTGGCCAGGCACAAAAGCCGCCTGCCTTCGTTCTGGTGGTTCGGTCATGGGGGGAGAAATACCCTGCCTACCTGGCCACTGGCTCCATGCAAAAAGCCAGCCCGTTTTTTTGAATAAGTGGCCGATGATCAAGGGCACCGGCCACCCCAGGAAAGTCGGCGGCTCTCTGAAGCGGCACACCGCCGACAGCGCATCAATATTAGAAGGGAAGATCCGCATCTTCCGAATCCTTCGGTTTAACTGTGCCAACCTTGGTTATGAAATAAAGATTGTGATAGTGCTTTCCATCCTTGCCGTTGCTTTGCGATTTACGGCAACGGATTATCCAATGGCGCATGGTATCTATTAGCTTGCCTAGCTCATCCTTTAGTGGCCTGCCGTGGCGTTCTCCCCAGCAATCAGCATCGATGCCAAGGGCCTGCAACTGACCAGCCAGAATATTCATGGCGGTTGGGCTGTCGATCACAACCACCTTATGGATTTCCCAGCCGTCATAGGGTGTTCCTGGTGCTATGTTCACCAGGATAAATTTGTAAGCCTGTTTTCCGGTCTTGGTTTCGTATAGGAAGCCATCCCTTACGGACATCTCCCATTCTCCATCCGGCATCTTTGCGAGTGGTGGCTCGTATTGGCCATCTGATTTTTTAGGTGCGTAATTCTTTTCCAACTGTTCAAAATCCATTTCGATTGCTCCTTAAAATTCAAATTACTTTGATACCAAATTCGACTCAGCACGGCTTAACACGGTGTCAGCCTGTGCCTTCGTCAGTTCGTTAAACTGTTTCACTTTGTAGAATCTCAAAACCTTTGCCAGCCATTCTGCCCCTAATGTTTTAGCGGCATCATCCAGCCTTGTAATTTGGCCGTCCGTGGCCATTTCCACCGCATCCATGGTTTTCTTTATCTCTCCAACTATCTCAACAGCTAATCCCTGATTCAAATAATTGCTAAACTCGGCAAAAAATTTTGCATCAGGTTTTGTAACCACCTTATCAGCTAGGGCTGGAATTCTAGACTTTGTGACGATTAGCCGGTGGTCTGCATCCATCTCGGCCAGGAAATCGAACTCGTATTCCATCCCATCCCGCTGCACCGGTGCTAAACCAACTTTTCGCACCCGTGTTTTCCCGCCTTCGTTTTCCACCTGATAATCCGTTTTACTGCGGAGGGTGCAGATTACATGGCATGGGCTGCCGATGATGGCATCAACTAACTGATTTTGTAAGGGGGTTACATCCCGCCAAGCCCCGAAGCTAGAACCCTTATTTCTTGCGGTTGCCTGATCAACTAACTCCAACGCCCCGCCCTTCCCGCTCCATGCGTGGGATAGGCTGTCGATGATAACTACTTCATAGCCTTCCTTGCCTGCTTCTTTGATCGCATCGATATAACGCTGGGGGTGGTAATCCGTAAGGCTCAAAGTGTCAAACTCAAAGGTATTGGCGTACATCTCTGCGCTACCATGCTCGGTATCCACCATGGCAATCTTCTTGCCTAAGGTAGAAGCCAGGATAAGAGCCGTTAGGCTTTTCCCGCTGCCAGCAGTACCCATGATGGCCGCTCTGAATTTCCTGTTCTTTACCGCTGCTTTCTTAAACATGCTCATTTCTATTTCCTTTCGTTTTTCAATTCTTCTGCTTCCGTTCCAAATACTTTTAAAACGTTTTCAGCGGAGAACGGGCTTATGGCTTCCGCTGTTCCATCCTGGTTAACTGGCTGGCTGAGTGCGTACAAGATTCCAGCCATCTGCTGCTCTAGAGCTAAAATGCGTGTTTCAATTTCAGGGCTGATCATTTTTTAGTTCCTCCTCAAGTTCCTTGGCAAACCGGTAACCATCGGCAAACGCCTTGCGAAATTCAGTTTCAAACTTTCCAATGTAGGTGTTTTTGGTGTATGCCCATTTGGGGATATTTCCGGGCATAATAAACCCAACCATACGAAATGAAACGCCTTCGTGATTTACATGAATGCGAGCATCAATCTCGTGTTTATCGTCCATTTGCCATTCCACCAGGGGAATAAGTTCCGGGTATGGAATGCTGTCTTTTATGATGGCCTTTTGGCGTTTAAGCTCAGATTGATCCGACGGTATCGATGGATGCGTAGAAAGTGCATCAGCCAGCGCATTTGCGAACAACATTTTCGTTTCCTCCTCTGGTTTCTAGTTCTGCTCTTACCACTTTGGTTTCCTTTGGGCCTTTGATGCCCAACTTGATGATGTTTCCGTCTTTCAGCACCGTTACCAAACAATCACCCACCCAAAAAGACTCATTTTCCTTCCTAGAAATCACCAACATTTCCTATCCTCCTTGATGATAAAAGGCCCGCACATCTCACACAGTCCTATTAAGAAGAACGCTTTAAACTGTGTTATTGTCGTGCGCCTGCAACGAGCAGGCATGGATATGCGGGCTTTACGAATAAACCCCTAGCAGCCTCAATGCCGCCTCGGTGGTTTCCCTGGGGATGTCGTTCCCTAGGAATATTTCTGGTGGTAGAATCCTTTCATTAAATTGCATGGCCCATTCCTTGGTAGTAAGCCACTCGCCATTTCGCTTTACTGATCTCAGCTTTGTTCCGCTTGTTCCAATTCTGCAAAGCCTTTGCAAATAACCAAGGCTTGCAGCCCTGTTTGCCTTCCCCTTGATAATGCCAAGGGCTTGAAGTTCTTTAAGTGTTAGTAATGATTCGTATCTCATAAGTCCGATCTTCGCCGCCAATTTGCTGTTTACAATCTGTTTTTTTTCATCAACCCAAAAAAACGCAAATCAACTCATGATCAACCCACTATTTTTTCCACTTGAGCCTCATGTAATCTCTTACATCCCTAAGGATTTGCGTTGCACCTTCTTCGCTGCCAGTTTCCTTGATGAGTTTTTGAAAAAAACTTTTAAAAACTTTGGGATAAACTTGAAAATCAAGGTAACGAACAACAGCACCGCCACGCCAACAAATCAAAATCGGCCAGCCTGCGGTTTCATCAACTTCGTCAAAATCCTGGCGCAGAAAATCGGCAAAACCTTGGTGGATGTTTTGGCCGTACACAGCGCACATTAAATAAGAATCCCTTGGGAATTCCCCGTTGGCCCTCTCCCTAAAGGCTGCTGCGGGAAGGCTGTCTCCAGATATGACAACAAGTGCGCTCGGGCCGTTATTGATCGGATCTATGGATGAATCGTTAGCAGCGGATTTCATCGTGGTGCTGATGGTTTTAAATAGATAGGCGTAAATATCAGCAGCCTGGCTGTTTAAAATCCATTTCGAGTAAGTAGCAATGTTTTCAGGCATCATGCCCCTAATGTTATTTCGCACTGTATTCCGCCTCCCTGCGCCCTACCTTGTTGCAGGCAACCAGTGCTAATTGGTGTAAGTCACGGACAGCCCCACGGATGGTGGAGGTGGAATACTTATGGGAACAAATTGTATCCGGTAACTCACTCATTTTCCTGTGAATTTCCAACGGTGTAAGAGGCTCTTGCGATTCCTTCAGGATCATAAGTGCCATCCGCTGGCTGGTGGAAAGCTTCACGCAGTCCGTTTCCTCTGGATGAACCATGATTGGATCAACCTTCGGTGCCCAAGGAAGGTTGCGGCCAAACAATTCTGCAACTTTCTGGTTAAGGTCAATTTCCAGTTCTACTGCAATTGCCTGAGCTTTAAATAGGAGGGAAAGCAGCCGCTTTAACTGAGCAGCTGATGTGGGCTGTTGTTGTCTCATGATGTACCTCTGTTCAGCCATGTTAATCCTTCTTAAAACTGGTCAAGGCTAGCAGCAAAAACCAATCGTTTTTAAATAGCAACAACACGATACATTTAAATTATGCACATAAAAAATAAAAAGCAATAGTAATTAGCATTTTTGTGATACAATTAAAAAAATGGAGGGAAATTGCTGATGGATGATTATTTAAGTGTTCAGGAATTTGCTTCTAAATTAGGTCTTTCACGTTCTGGGGTCATTCGTTTAATTGAAAAGAAAATTATTAGTGCTGAAAAACTGGGTAGTATCTATTTAATTAAGCCTTCTGAACTTGAAAAAGCTAAAAATAGGCCTAATCGTGGTAGGCCGTGGCCTAAAAAGAATGACTAATCACCATTCCAGCCTGCACCAGCGCATCAGCCAGGGAAATTCCCAGGCTCTGGAAGTCTTTAAGCAAATCAATTCCCAGCCCGATAACCCCTATTATTTCGCCGCTGCGGGCCTGTCTGCCGATCTCAAGGGCATTGATGGCGTTTGTCTGATTACAGGCAAAACGTGTCAGGTAAAAGTCAGACAGAGTGGGCCAGATGTGCTAATTGAACGCTGGCTACTGTATCCCATGGGAGACAGTTACCGTGTGGAGCCTGGGCGGGATGTTGTCGGGAAGGCTGATCTGTACATCTGCCGGGGTAATGATGGCTCGCTTAAAATGTGGGATAGTTCGGATTTTTGGGAGGCTGTTTCCCAGATGGAGGAACCTGATTGGGATTCCGTCTGGTGGGCGATCCAAAGCGGGAAAACGCACCATCTCGCAACGGGATGCAAGGGCCTGCAAGCGGCGGCAAAATTGGATAGCGGGGCTGATGGGCCACTTTACGGCAAAGTGCTGCTGTTTGTTAAAGTTTAAAACCATTATTCGCAAGCCAGGCTATGATTGGTTTAAAATAATCCGCTCGCAAAAAGCCTGTTTTTTCAATTATTTCTTTTTTAGAAAAATAATGCAACCAATCGCACATTGCAACGCAATCTTTTACAAGACCACTATGGCATTTGCATGCATTGGTTTTACTAAATGGCATTTTAACCATGTTTTCTTTTAATGGATAATTAAAGGTTCCTGTAATACAAACACCAATAAATTCATCTTCATCAGAAGAAGCTTCTATTACTAATACTATATTTCTATTTTTATGATTAGTGCCGTTAGGATCTGGAACATTTTCGACGAGAAGAATTGTTCCAGGCTGATATTTTTGCATGATTTAAGCAAGCTGTCTGTTTTTTGCTGCTGCTAAAAGCTTTGTAACATCTAGCTTTGGTCCTGCAAGTAATTGTTTTTCCGCTAGTTCGTGAGATTCATCTAATAATTTGCGGTAATTTTCCAAAGGCTCTGGAACTTGATTTTTAGAAAAATATTCATGAATTAAATTACCATCGATGATGTCATTCCCAATATCAGAATCAGGCCTACCGCCTCGTGTTTTTTTCCATGGGTCTTCATCGTGGGTCTTTTTAGAAAGACCAATTGCTGAAAATGTCTTGTAGGAATCCCAAACCGCTTTAATAAACTCCTTTTCATCTGGCAAAGGATCTGGCGTGTTTTTAAGAAAATCATTGGAAATAATTACTGATGGATTTTCTGAAGACTTGATGGTTTTGTAAAGTTCTGGAATAACAGGACCATGCCGCCAAGCCTGGAAGTCCTCCATGAATAAGTCTTGTTGCCTTATGATCATAGACCATGCCTGAGCATAATATAAAAGTTTATGCAAGCGAAGATTGGATATAGGATCAACCTCAACGGAGTCTGTGTAGGACAGGCTTATAAATTCTTTGGCTATGGAAATAGCTTTCGACATAAAACACCCTTGGTGGATTTTTTGTTATTTTACTTTTTAATAAGGAAATTTAAAAGGCCACATTTTTTATTCTATCACCAATGGAAAATATAGTTGGTTTTTATACCAGTTGCCTAATTGCTTTACCCATGTCTTTCTGCAAATGTTTTCTGGCTCATAAAGATGTAATTTAAGCCTTCCAATGCGCCTAAAATTGCTGGAACAAAAGTCCAGCAAAAGCAAAGGTAAATCAAGCCCATGATTGGCTGTTCCAGATAAAACTTGTGCACACCAAGGCCCCCTAAAAATAAGGCCAAGAATGCTGCTGCGCCCTTTGATTTTTTACCCTGCTGATGCTTTGGGTTAATTCGGTTTGCTGGCTTAGAGTTAAAAGAAAGAGGATTAAGTGGATATCCACAACCTATACAAGAATCAGACTGGTCAGAGACTTTCTTTCCACATTCAGGACATGAAACAAGGGCCATGGGCATTCCCCTTGGATTTAGTGATTTTGAATCTAATTCTAGTTTAAGCCTATCCCATCTGTTCGGCCACCTTGACCGCACTGGCAAGCAATTCTTCTACATAAAATTGAGTTGTTCCAACAGTTCGGTGGCCTAGGATCTGCCTGGCAGATTCCCACCCGTAGCGTTCATGAATGAGCGTGGCCGCTAGGTGCCTGATCTGGTTTGGCAATATCTTGGGAATGCCTGCCCGCTTGCACACCCGCTTCAATTCCTGTTCAAAGGAATGAACCTGATAATGCATCCCTTCGACCTTTGCAGGCCAGCACCATTCATCATCTTTTCTAAACAGGTACTTGGCTAAGATGCCTTGGGCCTGCGGGCCTATTAGTATTTTCCTTTGATGGCCTCTGTGGCTGTTCTTATGTTTTTCTGGGGTGTACACCCACACCGGCTTGCTACGGTCCATGAGCCCGGGCTTAAGGCTTAAGAGTTCCCCAGGGCGACAGCCCATAAGCAGTTGAAGGCGGCAAAGGTCGGCAATGTGTGGAGGGGCTGCGGCTACCATGGATTCAAAATCTGCCAAGGGTGGGGCTTTTACCGGGATGGATTCAATGGCTGCCGTACGGCCCATTTTAATGCCCGGAATGGTATTCATTGCCGCCAGCTTTTCAGGCCCTATCAACTCTTTCAAACTCAACCAACGATAAAACCGCTTCCAGATGGCTAAAACCTTATTGCAACGGTAACGGGTATATTTCCCGCTGGCCGCCATGGATTGGATGAAATCGTGAACGGCACTAGGGCCAAGGTTAACCAATTCCACTTTGCCAAACTTTTGTGCCAGCAGCTTCAAAGCGGTCTTAACATTGCCAGCCTCTTTGATGCCGTAGTAACCGTTGCAGTGTTCCAGGTATTGCACCATGGCAATGGCTACGGTGTAGCTGGTGGCAGACACTTTAAATTCACCACCGTTGATAATTTTTGCAACGAACTTTTTGTAATTTTCTGCGGCTTCATCCGAGCCAAATTTGCCCAGGTAAAAGTGCTTCCCCTGGTAAATAACCCGAGCCTGTCCGGTCTGCCTATGGCAGCCCATTTTGGGTATTTTCACTGTATTTGGCTCCTTCCTACCAAATAAAGGATGAAAAAGTGGTAGTTTACTACCACTTTTATTTTACAGGTAGGTTGGCGGTATGGTTTTGGATTAGTCGTAAGTCGTTGATATGCTTGGTTTTATATTCAATGGAGGCTAGGGGACTCGAACCCCTAACCCCCTGCTTGCAAAGGTGTTTTTAAATAGCCGGTTTGTCCTTAATTATTTAAAAAACCATCAAAAAACAGGCTGTTTTATAGTCAATTCAACGAACGCAGCAAATAACGAAAGATGTCAAAAAACATCAAAATCTTAAAAAAGTGGTAGCAAGTGGTAGTAACTTTTAAGATCTACCTTGTGCGTTTATTTTTCTTTTTTAGGTTAGCCAGAATAGTTTCAATGGTTACGCCCCTTTTAATCTGATGATATGCCTTGGAATAATTCAATTTAAACATTTCGCAAATATCCCGAAGTGGGAATTTTTTCCCACACAAGCTAACTAAAATGGTTATCCTTCTTTCCCGCCACTGATCCTTTTTTTCAATCCATCGGCAATTGGAAGGCGTGTAATTTTTGTTGCAGTCGATGCGTTCTAAGCTCCAGTTATCGCCTGGTCGATAGCCTAAATCTTCAAGGAAGTTCTCGTAAACATCCCAACGCTGGCAAACTTTGATACCTCGGCCTCCGTAATCCTCCCAATTGGGGTTGCGGGGATTACGGCACCTCTGCCGCATATTAATCCAGGTTTTGTAAGTCGGCGTTAAATACCTGGGAACAGTTTTGCGCTTTGCGGCCATAACTATGGCGTTAGCGGCATCCTTTGGGGCCTCAGACGTTGCCAGAGGAAAACCAGCGCACGGGTGGGGAGATTTCCCCAATGGCTTCCGATACCGCCCGTTTGCTGGCATCTTCCTTGCTTTCAGATGCTGGCTGTGTTGGCCTAGATGGCCTCAGCCGTAGCCTATCTGGGGTTTCTTGGCTGATCATTAGAACGATGAAAAGAAACGAAGAATTCATGGGCGAACCTCCTAAATCAGCCATGAAAATTGTTGAGCCGGGAACCCATCAAACTGGCTGAAGGCAAAAACTTCATCACGGCACATAAAGTCCATATCTTTGGACGTGATCCAGAAACCGCCAGGCGGCTCGTTAAAGCTTCCAGCCGGTTTCCCATGAACATCAGGCCCCCAGCTGTTGAGGATATAAAACAGGTCGCCAAGTTCTGGATGGTCTAGCCAGCCTATGCAGCACATCTGGTGGCCCCAGCTATCGGTTCTGGGTGCCAGCCTTACTGGTGGGGTTCCTTTGGTTGGTGGTACTAAAATAGCAGTGCCAAACATCGAGGCGCACGTTAGCGGGTAGTAGTTCCTTAAAGCCGCCTTGGCTTCTTCGCTGTTTTTGATTTTTGCCGCTGTCTTTACGATGTGCTTTCTGCTGATTTCTAAATATTTGTTGCTGATCTTAGCCCCATCCGACCATTGCATTTCGGTTTTATACCCGTAACAGATTCCATCCTTGGTGTTTGGTTGCGGTAAGGTTGTCTCGTTAGAAGGAAGAATTCCTTCCCTTTTCATGGCCTCGGCTGCTGCGCTACCAAAGCTGCCTTCCCCCTGCCCTCTCATGCCTGCTATCTCACGGGATTTACCATAGGTTAGCAACCAGAACGGCAAAATCACTTCCTCTGCATCGCCATTACGGCAGACTTCTACAGCCTGCAAATACCAGATAGCTTGCCCCAGCCCGTTTCCTACGCAGCTACCACTTTCCTGGCGAAAGGTTAGGAAGTGCTGGCCTTTATTCGCCTTTAATGAGAAATCCCAAAGGAAGGCATGATCCTTGGGCTCTTCATCGCCCACGATGGCAAAGGCTGGCATGGCTGCCGCTATGGGGTCGTTTTCCGGTGCGCCAGAATAGCCAAAGTTCCAATGGCTGTCTTCAACGTTAGCACCACGGTAAAGCACTTGGCCACCAAAGGATCTCATTAGTTCGTAGTTGTCGTGGTCTATCACTTGAGGGCCTCCAGTGCCTTGGCCACCTGGCTAAATTCCTTGGCGCATCGGGTGCGCTCCTCGAGCGTTAATTCGCTTTTGGTTTCGTTGGGTAATTTGTCATCTAAATATCGTGCTATCTCGGTTCTAACAGGCAACAGCGCACCTTTTGGAATAACCTTTTCGGAAGCCCTTTGGGCTACTTGGTAAAGCTGTCCATAGGTGCTGATTTCCGGGGATGCCGTGGCGTTAATCAACTCCTTGTAAACTCCAACAAGGGCGGTTTTATGCTTTGCTTTATCCTGTGAGTTATCGGCACCATACAGCGTTTGCAGTTGCTTTTGCAGGCTGTTGGCCTCCGGTTCTGGTTCTGGTGGCGTTGGTGTCGGCTCCGGTCCTGACTGTTTTACGATGATGCGGCAAATGGTCGGCTGGCTGGGGTTGTTATCCTTGGCGGTATAGGCCAGAAGCCTGTAAGTGCCCTCTGATTGCGCTATAACTACTGCCGTCCTGGTGGATGCCAGAAGTTCTGCCGGAAACAGTTCCAGCCCAGAATCCAGTACCACCCATTGAACGATAGAACCATCGGTGGTGGCAGGGATGGTAATAAACGAACCTGGCTTCCCTTTTACTTCGGGAGGAAGTGTTATCTGCTGGGCGATTATCAGCGACAGGATGAAATTAACCATGGCTTACCTTTCGTCGCCATTCCAAAGAGTCCTGGCGATATTTTGAATTAGTACGAAGCCAGCTAAAAAGATGGCCAAAAACAAAATGACAGTTATTTGCAGCACTTCCGCAAAGAGTTGCCAGATTTCCTGGGTCCAGTTCCTTCGTGGGGTCTGATGCGTAGCTAATGACATGGTGAACCTGTAGCCCTTCCCGTGTTCCGCAAATTTCGCAGGCTGGATGATTTCTCAGGTGTTCCGCTCGCACCCTCGGCCATTGGCCGCTGCGGCAGATTAAAAAAAAGCTGCCAGCAACCTCACGCACACCTTGGCTATCATGATCCAGCTAATCGGGCCAAGTTCCTTGCCCTGCGCCTTTAATGAAGCGTTTTCTAGTATTGCTGCAAAATCTTCGTTGGTAACGTTACTAATATCGATGTCTGCGTAAGGTTGTTTTTCTTCCTTCATGATCTGCGCCAGCGCAAACCCGGAAAGAATCCACAACGCCTGGCCAAAGTCTCGGCTCTTAATCGTGCCTTTGCGAATGCTTTCAATGATGGTAAGGATCGCCGCCGTGGGAAAATCGCTAGGTAATTCTGGGATCATATTAACGCCTTTCTAGAGGGTCCATTTCACGGGTGTTTTTGTGAATCTCTGCCACCACCCGGAGGGTTTCGTTTTGGGTGTCTAATACCTTTTCAAGGCCCATTTCTAATTTGTCCAGAAAACGTATATGGCGTTCCTGAAGGGGCAAAAGGATCTTGTTCCCGAACCAGCCGAAAAGTTTGTAGCCACCCCATAGGATGAGCAATAAAAACGCAAAGCTAACGCCTAGGCGTTCGGCTACGGAAATGATGCTGGAAGGTTCCATGTTTAAATCCTTATTTTTATACCTAATGTATTTTAAAGGATTAAAAAAATACTTTCAGCTTAAATCAGATATTTTCAAGTTCTTCCAAGGTGGTTGCGCTTTCCACCGCCCTACGCCTGGCGGCAAAGGTGCTGGATAAATGTGCCCGATAGGCCCCATATTGCAACATTAACTGGGTAAACTGCGCCATAGTGGTAAAGGTTATTTCGTTGTTTTCCATGGTTACGATACTTGGAATTGGCATACCAAGCGCATTGGCTTCCTTGCCTAAAGCGTGACAACCGGAAAGAAGGGCCACATCGTTGGCGGTGATGCCCAAGTGACCTTGGCCAGAATCCCACCCTGTGGATTCCAACTGCCGCCAGGCCAGATTAATTTCTTCCATTTTATTTGCCTTGGCTTGGATCAACGGCCACTGATTAACAACCTCTTGAGCTGCCGATTTCTGCGCCTCAGTAGCGTCCATTTTAAAATCAATTCGTATGGTGCCTTCTTCCAAGTAGGCTACACCGTCGATTGGGCAAACCTTTTCAATATGTTCGTGTAAAGTTAGTATCATTTTTAAACCCTTATTTGGGCATAAATGCCACTTTCGGAACCGCCCGTAAAGGTTGCCGTTGCACCAGATGTATATTCGATCCAAGCTAGATAGTGGAAACCAACCGCTGGAATTGTTGTGTAAAATCCAACTAAAGCACCAGAACCCGTGCTTACTTTGTTAATCGTTGTGCCGCTGTTGGACGTGTTTGCATCGTACCCAATGCTGGCATAGGTGCTTGTTGATCCTGAATGTGAAGACGAAGAAATCACATGACAAAAAACTGCTTCTTCAGCAAGCCCCTGAACAAAATCCAGCCTGTTTGAAGAAGAATTGTTGGCGTATCTCCAAGCCGCCGTAGCGTAAGTCCATGAAGATGTTGAATCGCTCCTAAACATTTGCTTACTAATCCTATTATTGGCGTTATAAACAAATCTCTTAGTTGCTGAGTCTTCCGTTGTGGTCGTGCTGGTAGTGCGAAAAGTTCCAAGATACCTGCGAGAAAGTGCGCCTGTTTTTAAATAAATACCATTCGTCAACGCTAAAGCCGTTTCCCTTGTCGTGTTGTTTGTCCATGACGCTGTTTCAAGCGTCAATGTGCCTGCATTATTGTAAACGAATACGTCATAATTAAGGCCTGACGTTAGTGTTCCTAGTGCCAAAGATAATTGAGTGAATGTATAAGTTGCCCAGGTGGTGCCATCATAGAGGCTTATTTTATCTCCGTTAAACGGAGTGTAATAAATGGTTGTGGCTGAGGTTACATCAGAAGTGGTAATAGGTGTTGCGGATGTTAGGGTTAATCGTCCACCGCTAAATAATCCTTGAGATTCCCACGTTAATGCAGATGTTCCATTTGATCGCAAAACTTGCCCACTGGTTCCAGCCGAAAGCATGGCCGTTGAACCGGCAGCCGACTGATAAGGTATTTGACCTGCACCACCACCGGCCAAGTTAGTTGCCGTTGTCGCCGTGGCACTGTTGCCAGTACAGCTTCCAGAAGAACCAGTTGTGTTTTGGTTTAGGGTTGGAACATCGGCAGCGGCAATGGTATCCCACGCCGGTGCAGCACCGTTAGTGCCAGTACCTGTTTGCCTTAAAAACTTCTTGGTAGTGGTGGTATTGGGGCTTAAAAGGCTAGTGGTGTTGGTGTTTGATTGGTACGGGATGGAGCCACCCGAACCACCAGATAGGTTGGCAATGACATTTGTGAAAGTTAGCTGGCCAGATCCATTGGTAGATAAAACCTGACCCGATGATCCATCCCCATTAGGCAGAGTAAAAATGGTAACGTTGGAAATATTTGCCGGAGCTTGCAACTGGATGTAATTACCATTAATCGCTGAGTCACCTTTGAAAATTAAAGGCGTTCCATATTCCAAAAAAAGCTCACCAAAATTGCTTACACCACCATACAACAAATTATCAGAGCGCAACCATTGGAAAAGGTTGGCATATGGAGAAGCTGCACTTTTTAAAGTAAGGGGTATTAAATTATAAGCCGTTTGATCGATTGTTAAAATTTGTACACTGTTAACGTAGTATTTAAATTCCGAAGCACCATCCAAATTGCCTGAATTATTAAATTGTATTTCCTTGTCATTTCCACCGGGGCTGGTAGTTAACTGGGTGTTTTCCCATTGGCTTGAAGTGCTGTTATATACTAGCACATCGTTTGCCGCCGGTGTGGCAATCGTCACGTCCGTGAGATCATCCAGCGCACTTGCACCACCACCGCCAGCGGTGGCAAAGGAAAGATTACCCGCACCGTCCGTCACAAGCACCTGGCCACTGGTGCCATCGGCAGATGGGTAAACCAAGCTGGCAACCGTTAACCCAGCAAAAGTTGGCGAATCGGTGGTGGCTATGCCCTGCGGATTTTCCAAATTGAAGGAGACAGCCCCTCCCACGGTGTTATCAGTTACCGTGATGGTGCTTCCGCTGCTGGTAATGGCTACCGAGTCCGGTTTGGCGTTCCAGGTGGAAATATCCGTGGCTGTAATGGATGCCGCATCGCTGGCACTAAAAACCGGGTCGGTTTCTATGGTTAAGTAGCCTGCCAAAGCATGATCGCCCCACCCATAGGCCGTATTCCAGTTTCCAATATCGGTTGCCGTAATGGATGCGGCATCAGATGCCGTAAATATTGGATCTGTTTCAATAGTTAAATAACCTACGCTGGAATGATCGCCCCAGCCATACGCAGTGTTCCAGTTCGTTATATCGCTGGTGGTAATGGAATAGGCAGCAGAAGCCGTGAAAGTTGGGTCAGTTTCCGAGGTTAAATACCCTGCCGTTGAATGGTCACCCCACCCATAGGCCGTGTTCCAATTTCCAGTGTCCGTGGCCGTAATAGTTGCGGCTTCCGATGCGCCAAAAACAGGATCTGTTTCAGTGGTCAAATAGCCTGCGCTAGCATGATCGCCCCAGCCATAAGCCGTGTTCCAATTAGTAATATCGCTGGTGGTAATGGAAAAAGCATCGGAAGCCGTGAAAACAGGATCGGTTTCACTTACACTGGCATTGCCGTCCACGATTAAAACCGGAGTTCCAGAACTGTTGGCAACCCATACCTTTTTATCGGCTATGTTTACTGCCAATTCGCCAGGGGAAAGCGTTGGCGTTTGCCCCGTTGATTCCGAGCGTTTCGGCTTGATAATGTTGGCCACAATTACCCCTCTTAGAAGGTGCCGCCGTCTACCGTGGAATTAGGATTTAGATAATCGGTGCCAGCCGTTGCCGTGGCTACCGTGCTGCCGGATCGTTTAAGTAAACCGCCATCGGTAAGGGTGGATATTGCCACGCCAAGGCCACCATAAGCACCGCCGATGGTAGAACCCTGCCACGTTCCAGAGCTAATAGTACCAACCGTGGTGATTGAGTTTTGCCCTGTCCAGCTTGTGTGAATGCGTAGTTGATTGCTAGCGTTAATACTGATGGATGTGCCATCCGTGTTGATGGTCAGGGTGTTATTCGTGTAGGTTAGCCCACCGCTGGCACCCACGGTAATGGCCCCGGCTTCGCTGAATTGCGTAAAAGTTAGCGGGGTGGTGCCTACCGAAATAGGGTTTAGAGTGGTAAGAACATAGCCTTTTCCAGCATTGGAGCTGCCAGCCTCAACAAACACAAACGCACCGCTGGTTACCTCGGCTGCCGAATCAAAATCGGTGGCCCTAGTCCAGCTAGAGCTTGCTGCCGTGTAAATGCCGTTCTGGCTCGATGTGCTTTGGTCTTTCACCAGAACCCTGTCGCCACTGGAAAGGGTGATGCCATCGATGGTTTGCAGGCCGCTTAGGGTTATATTTGCTGTGGTAGCTATCCGGCAGCTATCTTTGACATCGAGGCCAGAGCGGGCCGCATCTACATAAGCCTTGGTGGCTGCGTCTTGGGGGTTGGTTGGGTCGGCCAGATTGGTTACCTTAAAACCATTATGGCTTATATCGCCGGTCGGAAGCGCAAACTGATCCAACCGGAAGGCCGAAACATAGCTGCTCAGGGCCGAACCTGAAACCGTACCAGTAAAGCTGGTGGTTCCACTAAAAGTAATATTAGTGCTGGCTGTTGAAGTTCCCGTGAGTGGCAGAAACGAACCAGTACCGGCGATGGGTATGATGCTGGTGGCATTCCCACCGGAATCGCCTGCCCCATAGTAGAGGACATTTCCAACCTCATTATAGGCTAGTTCACCGCCAGCCAGGGAAGCTGGTGCCCCTGCGGTTGCCCCACCACTATTCACACGCCTTTTGATTTTCAGAATATTTGCCATTAGAAGTGGCCTCCGTCCAGTATGGTGGTATTTTTCCAGACACCCAGTGCGCTGTTGTATTTCAAGAGATCATCATTTTGCTGGCCTATCAGCACAACGTCATCTAGTTCGCTGATATTGTTGGCACCGCTGCCAGCCGGGCCGGTGGGGCCTGCTGGACCTGGAGGGCCTTGGAAGCCATCCCGTGAGATGGTCACTAGGTAATCCCGTTTGATTACCTGAACGATTTTGGTGAACTCGTCCACCACCACGGTGTTTGTTTGCGTTATGTCGTTATAGTTGTGGCTCATCTGGTCACCTCGGCCCTAACCACGAAAGCCCCTTGAAGGATTCTTTCCACGGTAGAACCGTTTACGGTTTCAAGGTCGTAAACGTAATTACCAGATTTAAATGTGGCTGTTTCCGAGGCTGGAACTGCCAAAGTAAGTTTGCCGTTGGCACCATCAATGCTAATCTTGGTGTTTGCTGTTGTAAGCTCGGTTAATACGGTGCTGGATGCGGCAGATGGCCTAACCTGCATTCTGGCAGAATAGCCCGTTATATTGACGTTCTCGCCTTCAGAATCGGTAATTTGAATTACCTTTTCAAAAGTTGCCCCAGCGTCACAAATCATGTCATGGGTGCCAGCGGCCATAAAGGATTCCTTTACAACAGGAATCCTAATTGTAAGTGGAATTTTCTTTAGATTCAATCATCTTCAACAAAATCCGGGCAGTGCAGGCAGCCCTGAACGCCATCCAACGATTGACCACGGCGGCATTTGCCATGTTTTTCGCACTCATGGATCCATTTGCCTGGACAGTTGCAGGCGGCACGGTCAATTACTTTTCCCAAGTGTAAACAATTACCCTTCCGGATTTGTATTTTTTGAGGTTCCACAAATGGTGTAGCAGGCATCTGCTTAATTTCATTAACCAGCCCAGGGAATTGTGGTTGCTGGATCAGCTTGGACCAGCAATAACGGCATTGGTCTGGCGTATAAAGATCACGTCTGGCGTTTCCGCAGTTGCAATTATTCATCGATGCCATCTTGTATTTTCCAGCAATCTGAAAGCCCGCAATCAAAATAGCCGGCAGTGTTATACGCTCCATGGTTATTCCCATAACCACCGGAATATGGATAGCTCGGATATTGTGTTACAATTAATGGAAGGTAAGGGCCAACTTTATTAAATTCCATATGGCAATTTGCGGCATTTAATGTATATCTTGAAACGTTGTTGCTGATACTCTGGTAACCGATTAATCTAAATGGTTGATTTCCGCAGGTTTGCCAATCAGAAACGTAAAGAGCATTTTGATCATTCCATATCATCTCGATTGTTTTACCTGCACAATCGTACAAAGTTTCTTGATTGTGAAAATATTTTGGCGTTGTTTCTGCTTTTGCCAGAATCTTATTTGGGTAAACCTTTCCTATCCATTCTATTGGCCCTCTGGTAATGCTGCCATAAATGCCAGGACCAGGACAACATATGACGTTGTTATCTCCGCAAAAGTCATAACGGGATTTTGAACATTCAATGTAAGTAAAACTTGCAGATAAGTTTTCATCTGGGTTTAAATCACTAGCAGTTACAACTAATCTAATTTGATAGCTACATTCATAAAGCCAAAAATCTCTAGTATCAGGTTTTTTTCTAATTTCAGGGTTGTTTATTTCAATGGGTGCCGATATCCAGACAAATCCATAATATGGTTGTAAACCAAAATTATATATTAAGGAGTAACGAAAAGTTTTTTTTTCACCATCTTCTAAAACTGCACGAACTGCCTCTGTCATATTGCATTGGGCTTGCCAAAATTCCTTATCATATCCGGAAATTTCGTAATAATCTTGGCAGTGCTGCGGAGGATCAAATTCATCTGTAGGATCTGGATCGCAAGGCCTCCACTCTCCAACGCTATTAGCTAAGGAGCATGGGTTAAAATTTGAATAGTTAAAAAAAATTTCTGCTTTAAATTCGCTGTATAAGTTATTGTGAACAGATCTTCTTTGTTCTATCTGAGGATCATAGTAGCTACTTAGAAAATCTTCACAACAACCCTTTGCAATCCCTGCCGTGTAAAGTGTCATAAGGAAGCCCCCATATCTTTTAGCATTTGAATTACTTCGTTAAGTTTTAAATAAAGGTTATTAATTTCCGTGTTTGTCGTGCTGGTTAACGTGGCGAGTGTGCTGCCGTCCACATAGTTTGCCTGAGTAGTTAATTTGTTAATTGTTCCCTGGCTTTTAATTTCGATGGTTGCTTTTCCCTCATAGCTGTTGGCCGAGGTTGGAACCACCACCCCATCTGTTACCTTTAAACTTTTGTTTGATTCAATGGTTAGCTTTTGAATTGCCTGAAGGTCGCCATCTGCAATGGCATAAATTACGCCATATTTGTTGACGCTCAAGATAGGTACTACTGGTTTACCGTTTTTGTCCGTGCCGCCGTATTCGGAATCCTTTATGCCATGGTCAAAGAGTGTTACCTTGATTGATGGATTGTTGCCGCTAGCAGGCGAGCCAGTAACATCCATAACGCCAGCATCTGTGCTGATGGTTATGGTCTTTACGCTGGCACCAACATTAACCCAGCCACGATCACCTTTTGCGTCCGTACCATAAACCATGTTGTTGCCAGGTTCTTCCAAATCATTTACTAATTTTAACGCCGAATACGCATCATAGTTTCCCAGCTTGGTGCCGGTTCGATTGAAAAGATTACCGCCACCAGTAATGCTGTATTTTGTTTCAACAACAGGGGCCACAAACTGCAAACCATCTGCTGAGGATTTGACACCCACGGCAAAAAGCCCTGCTCCGTTATAACTTTTCGGAACATCCGATAAATCTGGGAATACTACGGCTCCGCCGGTCGCACCACTTACCGTGGCAAACTCCAACCCACTTCCGGCTGCATTTACTTTTAGAACCTGCCCACCATGGCCCGCATAACTGTTGGGGCAGTCCAAAAGAGCAGTAAATGTGCGATAAACAAGCGTGTCCGTAAGGGTTCCTATAGCGGCCTTTTCAACCTGAATACCGCTAACAGGATCGCAAAGCACATCGACAACTACGTCCAAAGATTGGCCGCTGGATGCTGCTACAAAACCCGTGAGGTAGTAAGGATAGTTGACGCCACTAATGGTTATAGTGCCGTGAAGTTTGGCCAGGTAATGTTTGTTTTGCTGCAAATACTGGTTGTTTATGTCATGAATAAATCCGGTAGTTGCATCACTACTAACATTCTGGGTACTGCCAGCAGTGCCGTTTAAAATCCAGCGTTTGGCGATGCATGGATAATTATTGTTGGTTCCGCCAGGGCCGGTAATGTAAACAATAACCCAAGTATCTTGTTCCTCTACTAACTGACTAAATGTTTCCGGCTGCCGTAAGCCTTTCTCGTAAGCTATCACGGCATTAGATATTCTCTGGGCATCTTCTGGCGTAAAAGTTACCTGGTCGGCCATGTTAGAAGGCCCCTTGGTTTAAGAAAGTGTTTACCCACGAAAGATTAGCCCGTGGATGAGTCCTAAATTTCACATAATAGGGAGATGTGGAGCCGGTGATTTTTATGCCGTTTTGGTCCAGATCAAAAGGCACTCTGGACGGTTGACCATCCGGCCCCATTAATCGTCTGAATGAAGCATCAGCATTAGATTCTTTGCCGTTGAAACCAACATTACGCAACCTGGCATCAAATCCGGGGGATTCGTTTTCTGGAAGGTGGCTCCAAGAGTTAGGAACGATCGCATGAATGACCATGGAAACCCGCCAGTATGAGACATTATTTTCCAAAACCCTTTGGCCCGAAATACTGTCAATAAGCAAGTCGCCTGCCCCAATGGTCATGGAATAAATCCCAGTAGTGCCACCAAACAGGCTAAGTGATGAGTTGTTTACCTTGTCTACGAAAAACTGAAGATTGGCCGCCTGTACATATTGCGTATTTCTGCTGGCATTTATAACCAGATATGGAAATCGAAACATAAGAGGCTGGGCAAATAAATCACCGGCAGTATTAACCACCTTTTTTGGTGAACTATTAAAATCTTTTTCCAAAACAAAATTCATAAATCCAGTCGATAACTGTATATCGGCTGGCCGTAAAAGTGGGTTTGCCTCTCTATTCCCTGGTTCCACCCCTTTTTGCTGGCGGCTTACCTCTGGCGAGCTACTGACTGATCCACCAGCCCCGCTGGCCTGGGCTGCGTCTGGATTGGTTGAATACTTGCAATCAATAATCCAGATAAATGGATTGTTTGCATCCTGTTTCCCGCTGGCAGAAACCATGGTAGCGTTGGCAAATTGGCTTTCTGGGTGTGGGTCACCAAAGGCCGGAATTCCAGTAGCTGAAGTAGCCTCGTAAACCGAAGTGTTTATGGTGTCAGTGACTACAATGAATTGCCTGGATAAATCTGCCTGAAAGCGGGCATCCATAGCCAGGCTGCGATTGGCAAAGGTCTCTTCAACTTTGACTATGGCCACGGTTAACCCTGCGGTATTAGGCCAATGATTGGATTAGCTGGAATTGCAGTCTTGCTTACCAGCGAATCCATTTTGTTGTTTAGGTCGTCAAGAAGTCCGTTTGTTTTTTGCTGCTCTTTTAACTGATCTGCTGTTAATCCCTGCTGCTGACGTTCAACCATTAACTTGTATTCTTCAGCACCACCCCTGGTAATCAATGCTGGGGAAATCGCCTTTGCAAGTTCACCAGCAATAGCTTTTCCTGTCTGAACATTTTCAAGAGCATTTGGCCCAACATCCGTTGATTTATTTTTTATTTCATCTTGCTGGCGTTGGTATCTTTCTTGGTAACCTCGCTTACGCTCTTCCCGGGCCATGCGTTGCCGTTCAAGCTCATTAGCCGTTTCATTGGCAACATCTATCTGATCTACACGCCCAAAATCAGGTTTATAATTTTGCTCTCTGCTTTTATTATCTTCTTCTAGTGTCTTTAAAGTGTCTTCACTAATTAAACCAATTTTATTACCAGCCCATGCTAATCCGCTCGCAATGCTATTGGTTGCGTTATCCCAACTCTTTGTAAATTTCTCCGATATTTCAAGCCAACTGTTTATAACCTCAATTCCAAGCGATTTAATGCCTATCCAGCCGACTTTTAGCATATCCCAGAATGAATAGCCTAATTCGTAAAGGCCTTCCCAAATGTTGGTTGTACCTTCTAGATCAAGGCCATATGTTTTTATTAGTTCACCAGCACTGTTCCAGACCGTCTCCGATGTGCTGCCGAATTCATTAAGAAAACCTTTAGCTGTTTCGTATAGGCCTCCAAGGTTAGTTGTAGCTCCTCCTGCAAGCTCTCCAAGCTTTCCATAGCTTTCTGTAAACCAGTCCTTAATCTGTTTTAAGCCTTCTAAAAAAGATTGGCCAATAAAGCTTCCAGTTTCAGCAAAAACGGTTCCAAGGCCTTCCCAATTTTCCTTAATTATGGCTACTGTTGTTTCAACATTCGGAGTAAGGGCTTTTATCCACTCGGCAACTTTGTTAATTCCGTTGGCAAGGATGGATGTTGCTCCGGTTGCCTGATCAAAACCAGAAACAAGGTTGGCAAAAAAAGTATTAATTTCACCTTTTAAATTGCCAATTGCACCCGGCAAGGTTGCCTTCATGCTTGATTGTAGGGCCATTATTCTAGGGTCACTGGATGCACTTCCCAGAGCTATAATTGCATCCTTGCTGCTAACCATTCCCCGTTGCAACATTTCGGCAGCTTCTGCACTATTTATCATCCTCCCATTAACATCGGAAAGGCGTTTAGCCAACAGGTCATACACTGGCAAACCAAGCTCTTGAAGCTTTTTAAAATCTGCCGATTGTGCCACCCCTGAATTTTTTAGTTCAAGCATGGTATCTGTAAGCTTGTCAAAAACCATTTTTGCTTCTTCAGGGCTAGCCTTGGCAGCAGCACCAAAAGATTTGATTAATGCGGCAGCTTCTTTGCCAGAATATCCAGCACTTAGCAGTTTTCTAGCTGCCTCACCTGCTGTTTCTCCCATTTCAGAATTTCTGAAGGTAATTTGCCGAAGAGTGTTTAAAAGCGGATCTAAGTCACCCGCAGAATCGCCAAAAGCCTTGATGGCTAACGAATTTTTTTCAAATACTTGTTTTGCGTCAAAACCTTTTTTAAGCATTACACCAAGGCCACCAAGCCCAGCTAGTCCGGCCAGGCTTGCTACGTTGCCTTTAATAAAGCCAAACAGATCCTTTCCTAACTTGGAAAATGTGTTATCAATTCCGCCAAGGGAATTTTTTAGATTACTCACGCCAGATTTAAACTGGCTGGCATCCAGTCCAACTTTTACCGAAGCTGTGGTAATAGCTGATGCCATGATTAACGTTCCTTTTTAACCCCTACCGAGGCAGCCCAGGCCATCATCTGTGCTTTAAAATCCTGTGGGGTTTCAATTTTCTGTGTCCACTCTTGCCAGTAATCCGTCACAAAATCCTGAATTGAAAAAGGCTTGGAGTTTCTGTCACGGTTCACATTAGCCAAGATGGCCGCAATCAGAGCAAAACCCAAATCCATCCGGTAACCTTCCAAAGGTTCAACCAAACTGAATGCCATCCAGTGTGTTAATTCGTCCGAAGGCATTTCTTCGAGTTCGGCCACCGTTTTTTTTAGGTGACCGGCCAGCCGGTATTTAAACCTTAAGCCGGGCTTTTCTCGGAGTTTTTTTCCGCTTGCTCCAAAGCCTTTTTGTTAAACCCGTTTATTTCCTCGGCAGCGTGAAAGATTGCGTTTACCACATCTGCCGGAAGGTCGCCAATTGCCTGCACATCGCTGGCGGCAAAAATTAGATTTCCCGTTTCATCGCAAGCGCACATCTGCACCAGCTTGGCCCTGTAGTGGTCGTAATTAAATTTCTCGCCTCCAAAGACATCAGCTTCGTATTGATCACGATCCTTTGATTTAAGGACACGAACAAACACTTTGCCTATGCCTGGCAATTCCACTTCCTTCTTTTTCACACTGGCTTTAGCCGCAGCAAAAAAGCTCGACTTATCCATAAAAACCCCTCCCCTTAATCGTTAATCCAAGGTGTAAGTTACTAGCCCATTGATTTTGGCCGTCAATTTACCCTTGATAACGTTGTCTCCGGCTGAAATCGTATCCAGCCCGGTTTCCGTAAAAAATCCACTAAACGTAATGGTGCTGCCCACCGCACCGTTGGCACCGTCCGGGATGCCGATGGAGAAATCAACTTCGTAATCGGCAGCGGCAGCGGCTTTCAAGGTGTTTACCACGGCTGCCAATGGGCCTGGGAAAAAATAAGAGCAGGAAAAATCGCCAGCCTCAATCAGGCCAGGGATAAATTCCTTGGCGTTATCCGGGCTAGTAAGCGTGGTTACTTCCACGCTGCCACGTTTCACCGAAGGCAGGGTAATTTCGGTTGCGTTTACGGTAAGGCTGGCCCCGAGGTTGCCACCCGTAATTGTCAGCGTTGTTCCCATTGGGCAAATTGCCATGTTCAATCCTCCTTATATTGGATTGTGTGAGTATTCATATAACTATAAACCGGAATATCCGAACCCTCAATAAAAACCTCGTTTGATTCCTGGCTATCAAAGGAACTGGTGTAAATTAACTGGCTTCCCACCATCCCACGGAACCCGTTAAACAGGCTACCCACCTGATTGGAAAGTGTTTCCACCTGAGAACGTGAGGCGGAAAACAGCATAAATCGAAACGTAGCCGATGGGCACGTTGAAGGGCTTCCACTTAAATCTTGGTATCTTTCCACTGTCTGCAACTGGTACACCATGAATGGGTAATCCACACCTTCCGGGGCGTTTTCCGGGAAAATTTTTCCAGAAAGGCTAGCCACGTTGGCTGAAATTCTGCTTACTATCGCAGTCGAAATGCTCACTTCAGCACCTCCTTAAAGGTGCGTTCAATCTCATCCACCACGGTTCGCAAGGCTTTTTCTTGGATGCCAGCAAAGGAAGGTTTTAACCATTCTTGTGGCCCATGGCCTGGATGATTAAAAGTTCTTCCGGAAAATCGGCCACGGTTTACTTTGATTTGATGTGGCCTTGCTCCATTTTCGACTAAATGGGCATATTTACTAGGTAAATTTGGGTAGTTTTTTCTAGGTCCTACCAAAAAATAAGCTTTTCCCAACTTTAAATTTACATTAATTTTTCTGGCAATGGATTTGTACAACGAACCAGTAGAATTTTTTCTTTTTCCGCCTTTATTACCTGTTTTTTCATTAACAGATGATTTTCCTTCTTTAATTTTTTTAAGTGATGCTTTTTGCTTAGTGAAAATTTCTCTCGATAGTAATGCAAAACCCCTTCTAATACCTTTTCTTAAAAGATTGTCTGGAACATTCCCAATCAGCTTAACTGCTTCAGCTAGTTCCTTAGCATCAATATAAACACCTTTTGCAGCTTTGGATAACGCCATACCTACGCCACCCTTTCTACGCCGGTTATCAGCGTTTCAAGGCCTTGGTCGTATTGCATCTCTCTAACGGAATCTATTTCAATCACCCTTTCCCCATGGCGTATTCGATCGCCAACCAACGCCCTAGTTTTCCGGGTGGTTATCTCGTACTGGGTGTAGCTGCCTGTTTGCTGGCCGATGAGAGTTTCATTTGAGGATTGGATTTCCACCCTCGCCCAAAATCGCTCCACCACTCGCCAGGTTTTTTGGGTCTGGCCTACGCTGTCCACCGTGGTGGTACTGCGTTCCAGGGAAACAGGATGGCGCATCATTCCTGAAGCGGTAGTCATCGGTAGGACTCCGCTTTAAAACAAGCTAGCATAGCCTGGATCCCGAACGGAATTTCCGAATATCCAGCCGACTCTGCGCTGCTGCGGTGTTCGTACCAGAAATTTACCAGCAATAGTAAAGCCGTTTTTAGTGCTTCCGGTACTGCGTCAGGCAGGCCATAGCCGCATATATAGGTCACTTCCACGGAATCAATTCGAACCTGTGTGGAAGGCCAGCTTGTGCCAGTGGCGGGCAGCACGATGCACGGGTTATGGTCGGTAACTGGGTAGTAGAGATTACTTGCTAACGTTATCTGGCTGCCGATGTCGTTTCGGTATTTCAAGGTGCTAATGGATTGAACAGGGCCATACGGCAGGGTAATAAACGGGTTTTCAAAGCCTTTTAAAAGTGTCTTGCGTGTTTGGGTAATCAAAGCCAATTCGCAGGTTTTTTCCACATACTGTGTGGCGGCTGCGATAGCTGTAAGCAGCCAGGAATCATCTTCGTTATGAGTTATTCGGCAATGGTTTTTTGCCTGATCCAGCGTGATGGGCTGAACCTCTGGAGCCACGGTAACGGACGTAATAAACGAGGGTGTATTCATGGTTAATTTTTGAAAGGAATTATGGTTAAAATTCCTTTCAGGAAACCAAAAAGAATAAGCCAGGGGCCGCCGAAAGGAAAACGGCCCCCAGCCAGGGGAGGGTTTAGATAGTCACCAAGTGCTTAACTGGATTCTTGCCAGCGTTGGCAAGTTTCGCATCAAGCCTATGGTGGATCACCCAGCCAACCAAACCGGAGGAGCTGTAAAGCTCGTTCTGGCGGGTCAACTCGATGGTGGAAACCTCACGCACCTTATAAGCGGACAAATCACCAAACAGGACGATCTTGCCAGCAGCGGTGGTAAGGTCGCTGGTCATGTCGTTGCAAACAACGATTGGACGGCCCAACAGGGTGGTAGGTTCACCCTGAGCAGGGCCACCAAAAATGAGGAAGCCAGCATCATCGGTAAGATTTCTCAGAACCGCCAACACCGCATCATTGAATACCCAGCTAGCGTTGCGGCGATAGCTCGGATCCACGGAATGGTAAAGGTTAAGAAGATCTTGGTAGGCTAAAACGTTATTGGTGGCCTGTGTGGCCCCCAATGTCGAACCAGTAACCAAACCGGTTGGCTGGCTGGAACCAGTACCAGTTGCCAGGTGAGCCGCTTGGCCTCTTGCCAATCGTTCGCCGAGGATTGCGCCCAATTCAGCTTCCAAATTGAGGCCACTGTCTTGGATCATTTCCCAAGAAGCCTGCACTGCGCTGGCATACTTATATGCACCCAGCGTGAACTGGCTAAAAGTGACATTGGTTGCGCTGATGGAACTGCCTTCACCCACGATTGCAGCGGCGTTCGCTGTGTCGTCTGCCATGGGCATGGTGAGAGGGCCACCGCTAGCTGAACGAATGATGGAAGCTTTTTCACGGATTCCACCAAACTGAAGCATGGCTTTTTCAAGATTAGCCACGAATTCCGTGGGAACCAAGTAGCCACCAAGGTTATTGGTGCTGGTGATCTGGGCACGGATTTCCTCGCTGTTCTTTGGCGCATTGCGGAACAGTTCCAAGCTCAGGCGGTCAGAATCAATATTGAAACCGATATCATGAGCCGCTGAACGGATTTCATCGTTTACCAAATCGGAACGATTGCCACCCGCCAACCAGCCACGGAGTGCCAAAGAACGCTTCTGGGTTGCGCTCTTGTCGCCCAAATCTCTCACATAGTTTGGCGCACCGCCATATACTTTATGCCGTTTTACCGCTGGTGCAACTGGGGCTGAAGCCTTCCAGTTTTCCACCTGTTTGCGGGCTGCGGCTGCCTGGTCGTTGTTGTTGTCTTCCATGGAATCGCCTTCTACCATAGCGGCTTCAAGGGATTGAATACGGCTGGCCAATTCATCAAACCTGGCCTGCTCTTCAGGGGTCCACTCCCTGTTTTCTTTGGTTAAGTTTTCTGCCTGGGCAACAAGGTTTGCCCGCTCTTCCCGAATCTGTTCGGCTGATTTAGCCATGGGTTAAACTCCTAAAAACGAAAAAAGCGCAGACGGATTTACCCACAAGGGAAAATCTATCTACGCTACGGCGTATTTCCTATATGTAAGATAAGGTTAGTTAACTAACCTTTTACATTCAACTTTAATTTCCAGAATTTTACTTTTTGGCTGGCCACGGCCTTCGCCTGCCTTGCCTTGGCATCGGCATCCAAACTGCGAAGGGCCACGGTGGTATCTGGATAGGCAGGGTTTGCCGTTGGGCTGATTTCAAATAAATCCACTTCCTCTAGGGTTCGGATCCGCTCGCCATTTACCGTTTGCCAGGAATCTTTTCGCACCGTAAAACCAAACGATACACCGCCCAGAATACCGCTGCGAACCAGTTCCCGTACATCTCTGCCCGTGGTGGTATCTGGCAGTACCAGGGAAAATTTCAACCCTCTGGCATCCGTGGAAAGTGTTAGGTTGGTGCCCTCTTTTCCCAATACCTGGCTGGAATCGTGGTTGTAATAGGCCAGCACCTTGCCAGCCCGCTTTTCAAACGCTGAAGGGGCCACGATTTCACGGAAACCGCCCAAATCCTCCGAAAGGGCAACGCTTCCGGTTGCATCCGTGAAAACGGCAGCGTAGCCAGTTAAAGTATTTCCCGTTTCATCGGCACGATATTCATGGGCTGCTCTAGTTTCTCTAACCATGGCTGGTTTCTCCTTTTGGAAAGTCCAAGAGTGCGTTTTTGTTGACCCATGCGGAAGCTGCCAAATCAATCGTTTGCGCCAGTTCGCTAGCCGTGCAGTTACCGCTTAGATCAAGAAATTTGCTATGAAATTGATCGGCCAAATCTTTGGCCAGTTCCTTGGAAATGCGCCCTGCCTCATCTAAATCAAAAGCCCGCAAAATCGGTTCAAATGCCTCAGCGTGTCGGCGTTCCGTATCTTTGCGAATCTCGTCAAGCTTTTGAAGGAAGTGCTTGGGGTTGTCGGTGGCCCGGCGCAAATCGTTGGTTTCCACCTTCCGAAGCTCCCGCATTTTGATGGCAAGCACTTTACCTAGGTAAAGGTTCCGTTCTGCGGATCTGTCCGCAGGCAGGGTAGTATCTGGTTGTGATACTGCCGGGGCTGTGATGGAAGGTGCGCTGGGTATTTCCTGAGCTGGCTGTTCCACCGGCATAGCGTCCAGCGGTTCCATATTCATGGGCTTTAAATATTCTTCCATGCCCGGAATATCGGAAGGCATATTTTCAGCCTCTCGGATATCCTTAACGCTTAAAAATCCCCATTGCCTGCCCAAAGCATAGCTTTCGTAACGGGTCTTAAGATCGGTGCGTAATACTGTGCGTGTATCGGCTTCACAGTATTCATCCATGCGCTGAATCAATTTCCTATTTATTTCCATTTCCCAGCGCACCAGCCAAGGCTGAATACTTCGAAGAAATTCAAGAGAAACCGCTTCCACGTTGTCGCTAGGATCGGCAGCCCCAATCATGGAAGCAGGCACCCGGAATATGGAAGCAATTTCTTCCCGGCTGTATTTCTGGGTTTCAATGAATTGCGCTTCGTCCGGAT